CAGAAGAAGCTCCGAAAGAAGACCCAGCAAAAGCTGCAGCTGTAATGTTTGACCCAAAAGCAGACCCTGCGATGGGAGCTAGAATGGATAGAGAGAAAGATGCTAACGCAAAATTAGCAAAAGATGCGGAAGCCGATAAAGAGGTAGAGAAAGAGCAAGAACCTAAGAAAGAAGATGAGTTTACTCCAATAGATTCAAAAGATGTTGCAAAGAAAATGCCACAAGCTGACCCCGAAACATTCAATGGAGATAGTGATATACCAGATGGTATAGAACCTGAAGATTTGGAAAAATTTAATACTGATATTAGTAAGGTACAACAGATAGTTGCGGATGCAAAAGCTAAAGGAGAGAAAGCTCCTGATATTAACTTATGTGATATTACTGTACCTGGTACTAACTTATATTGTGATGATAATTTAGGAATACCAAGAGACCAAATGCCACAATTCAAAGGTAAACCACAAGCTGGTACACCTGCGGCAGATATGGAAGTTGATAAAAATGGTGAAGTTGATACCGAACCATTATTCAAAAAAATGTTGGAAGAAAAAGGAATTAAAGTTGTACAAACCGAAATACCTTCAGATAAATTAAAAGCAACACAAAAAGATTTGGTTGGCGCTAAAGTGGTTGGTATGATGGGGGCATTGGAGGAAAATCCAGAACACCCTTCAATCACTGCACCAATTTATGTAAGTAGAGATGGATATGTAATTGATGGACACCATAGATGGGCTGCAATTGCGGCGTATAATGCAAAAAATCCTGATAAACAAATACCAATGAAGGTTCAGGTAATAGACCAGGATATTAAAGATGCTATTCCAATGTGTAACAAATTTGCAGAAGAACAAGGTGTAGCAGCAAAGAAAGCGGATGCAAATAAAGAAGGACCATCGGAGCAACCAAATGCGGCAAAAGAAAAAACCAAAGAAGAAACTACAAAAGTAGCAAATAAATTAAAGAATAGAAAAACAAAAAATGGTGAAGAATTAGATATTGATGTAACACCAAATGGTTCATTAATTATTGGAGTTGAACACGGAAAAAGAAAGAAAAGTAATAAAGAAACAATAGAACAAATAAAAACTTTACCTAAAGATACAAAAGTAATGTTTGTAGGCGAGGGTGGTATGAGTAAAGATAAGAATGGTAATATTGAATTTGGCGGAGAACAAAATGAAATTAGAAATGCAGTAAAAGGACACTTTGATAATGCAGAAGAAAGTAGTTGGGATGAAAACGCAGATGTATTGGATGATAAATCACCTGTATTTGATGAAGTAGCGAAATCGGTAGGTGGTAGTAAATCAAAAACAAAAGCTGCATTGTGGTCAAATATGTATGGACAAGATGGGCCTGATGAAAATATGTCACCTGATGATTATTTAGATGATGAAGGAAAAGAATGGTTAATAGACCAAGCAAAAAAAGGTGGAAGTTCAGAATTCGATGGTGAGGTTGATTGGAATAACCTAACTGATGCACAACAAAAAGACCTTTACGAATTAAATTATAGAGATGATGATGGGTATGGTGAAACTGAAATATTTAAAGCCCAAGAAGCATACAATGGATTCCGTCAAAAAGAATTAGATAGAAAAATAAAAGAGGCAGAGGATAATGGATATACAGTAATTGCACCCGTTGGTAATTCACACGTTGATATGAGAAGACAGAGAACTAAAAAAGCAGGAGCAACCCCATCATCATCGGCATCACCAACAACGTCAACACCAACTTCAACCCCATCGACACCGAAATCACCAACAACTCCAACTCAATCATCGCCAACAACTTCAACCCCATCGACACCAACATCGGCGCCAAAACTTACTGATAAGGTAAAACAAAAAATTTCAAATTGGACCGAAAAAGAAAAAGCATTCTTTGAAAGAAACGAAGGAGCACCTGGTTCAAAAGAACGTAGAAGTTTAGGACAGGCGTTAAAGGATAAAGCAGCTGGAGCTTTAAAAGCAATTAAGAAAGGAGCTAAGCATGAAATTGAAGAATTCAAAGCAGCTGGCTCTGGTGTTAAAAACTTTTTTAGTGGTAAACCGTTAAGTAAGCATGAACAAAAAGCACTTAAAGCAGTTGCATTTAAAGTAGTAACTACTGCCGTATTCGGAGCTGCATTTGGTGGATTATCACATGGTGTTACCGCATTTGGAAAGCACGTAGCAATGGAGTTCATACCTCACATTATTGGTGAGACACTTCTAAAGGGAGCTGGTAAAGCCGCAGTATTTGCTGATGCAGATGGTGAAGCTGAAACTGATGCAAACATATTAAAATTTACTGAAATGATTGCTAAAGGACTTGAAGAAATGGAAATCACTCCTGAAATGATGGAGCAGATGGTTGATTCGTATAATGAAAAGAAAGAAAATGGTGAAGTTGATAGTGATACCACTACTACTGGTGTAAAAGCAGAACATTTACATTTAGTAGATGAGTTGATGTTAGAAATGATTTATGGTTTTATAGCTGAAGCAAAAGGTACACCATCTACAACAACAGGTGATTGGAAATTAGCAGCAAGAAAGGGTGGACCTGAAGGTAAGATAGTATATTTTGGTAGTAAAGAAAAAAAGCAAGCGGCTCTAGATGCTGGTTCTCATGTTGATGTTGATAAAAACTTAAAAGCAAAAGATTCAAAAAGTACAACTAAAGAACCTGTTGCTGGAGCTGATTTATTTGATAAAGGGTATAACGATGCGAGAGGTGGGCAAAAAGATAAAGAACCAAAAGGTAAAAAAGGAGGTTCTTTGGATGATTTGATGAATTCTATACCTGATAAGGGTAAAATTGCTGACCAAAAAAGTAAAGTAAATCGTTCAAAGAAAAATATATTGGATTACCTTAAAAAAGAATCTAACAACAAAAAAAATCCACATGCAAATGAATTAGGAAAAGTTAATCTTATTATGCAAAAAGTTTTCAACGGAGAAAAACTTAATGCAGCTGAAAAGAAACTTGTAGCGAGATGGGTAAGAGTTGCAGAGCCAACTGAAGCAAATCCTGATACTTCAAAATATTATATAGCACTTGAACCAAACAATTTTAAGAAAAGAGTAAAAGAAGAAACTGGTGGTAAAGGAGCTGCTAACGTTGTATTTTCCGAATTTAGAAAATTTATGGAAAACGCAGGATTAGTTCAGGTATCCGCAACTACATTTGGTGGAAAAAAATCAACTGCAAATCAAACGTTTGTTGATGAGGGTGGAAAAACAAAAATACTTAAAACAAAGAAAGGAGAAAATGTAGCAAGTGTTCAAAAAGATAGTAATAATAAAGTAAGTAGTGTAACCATTGGAGGATTGGTTATACAAAAACAGGATACTAATGAAAAAGGTATATCCAAAGAAGAAAGAGAACTTAGAATGAGAAATAATCGAAATCTTAATGAGTACGCATCTAAGATTGAGGCAGGAGATATGGACTTTATTGATATGGATAATGGTGTAATTCCAGATAATCCTAAAAATAGAGTAATCGTTATTCAACAGGCTATTGATGGTATGGCAAACAGATTAAAAGGTTTGGCAGATAAATATTATATAGCGGATGAACAAACTTTAGCACTTATTCAAAAATTGAGTGATTTTTCAAAAAAAGACCCTAACAAAAATCCAGAAGAATGGTTTGCGGAATATCAGGGTATATTTTCTGATATTGCCAATCACGATGGAGACCCTTCATTAAAAGAAGCATGGGCAAATTTTGCAGAAGTTTATACCGCTATTGTTGAAATGCACGATGGTGGTAGAGGTACTCAAAATGGTAAATGTGCATTATTACCACAAAGTACAACATTGGAAACCGTAGATGTAATTACAATTTCAGATAGCAATAATGAAAGAAAAGTTGTAACATTGGATGGTAGAAGTGTTAAAAAAGGTGTAGGTGGTGCAAGTGCATTGACATCTAAATGTAACAAATCTACATATAAAAATGATAAAGATGGTAAAAAGAAACAAGCGGTAATTGAAATATCAGAATCACATTCTGCTATATATGATTTACCACTTGAAGCGGATATGAAGCAACACCAAGCTCATCATAAACAATATAGAAAAGATATTCTTGATAAGGCTAAGAATTTGGGAGTATCTGATACATTCGTAAAAAATATAGAAAATCGAATGACAGACCCTAAAAATTGTCCAAAACCATTACCAAAGGGTAATACTTGCGGCGCGGCACATCAATCAATTACTGAAGCCGTAAATACTTTAATTCAAAAGAGAAAAGAAAAAGGATTGCCGGTTGATGAAGCTACTATGGCTAAGATACGAATGAGATTAGAAAATTATTATTATTATACATTCTTATCACATGAAGCATATAATCATAATGTAGATGTTCAGGATTTTAGTAATGATAGTGTTTTATCACAAAAAGGTGATACGGGTGGTGCTGAATTAGCTAGAAAACGTAAAATAAGTATTAATTCATCAAATGGTGTAACTATATTAGCATATCCAAAACCTGAATTTAATGTTGGATTTAGTTTAGATGGTAGAAGTAGCAATCCTGGTGCTGGTAGATTCCACAATGAAGAAAAGCGTATATAATTGTTAAAATTATCCTTACTTTTGGTTTTTAATATTTATAGTTAATTAAACGAAAAGAGGATGAAGACACAGTTACTTTGTACATTTACAACAAAAGGAGAGTTACAAAATACTCTACAACAAATTAGAGAAACGTATCATATAGTGTATAACTACATTTATATTTTACAAAACAAATCTAATTTGGACGAGTTGTTTATTACATATAATATAGATACAGCTTTCCAACCGGATACTCCGTTGGAAAATACAATCCTTATACATAGAAAGAAAGAATCTAATTCATTATACACTATCAATGCTCTTAACGAATTAGTTAAAGAGGAGAATGGTGGTGTATTAGATAATTCATTTGTCATCAATTGGCAGAAGTTTAAAAATTCAATCATATTAACAAACGCCGAAGGAACTAAAAAAATTCAGACAAGAGTTTTTGAAGTAATTGATTTTGGTGAAGGAAAAGAAGTTATAACTGAAGAACATAAATAATATTACAATGTTATTAAAAAAAGGCGATAACAACGAAAATGTAAAATTAATGCAGGAGAAATTAGGAATTTCACCAGCAGTAACAAATTTTGGACCAAAAACTGAAGAAGCTGTAAAAGCATTTCAAACAAAAAACGGACTAACTCCGGATGGCATTGTAGGTGATACTACTTGGGCGATGATTGTGGGAGAAGGTAAACCTGTTCCTACACCACCTGTACAAACAATAGCACCGGTAGGTGGATTGAAATTGGATAAACTTAAAGGACATATTCCTGATGCAGTAATTCAAATGATTCCTGATACGGCAGCTAAGTTCCAAATTAATACTCCATTAAGATTAGCACACTTCTTAGCACAATGTGGACACGAAAGTGGTGGATTCAAAGCAACACAAGAAAATCTAAACTATTCAGCTAAAGGTTTGAATGGTATCTTTAAGAAATATTTCCCAACTTTAGAATCAGCTCTACCTTACGAAAGAAAGCCGGAGAAGATTGCATCTAAAGTATATGGCGGTAGAATGGGTAACGGACCTGAATCAAGTGGTGAAGGCTACAAATTTAGAGGTAGGGGATATATTCAATTGACAGGTAAAGAAAACTATACTGCGTTTGGTAAAGCAATTGGTGAAGATATTTTATCAAATCCTGATGTAGTAGCATCTAAGTACGCATTATTATCAGCAGCTTGGTTTTTCTCTAAAAACGGATTACATAAGATGGCCGATGGTGGAGCAAGTGATACAGTTGTAACATCAATCACTAAAAGAGTTAATGGTGGAACTATTGGATTACCGGATAGAATAAAACATTTCAAAGAATACTATTCTTTATTGGCATAGGATTTGGTGATGTAAATAAAAAAATAAACAAAAGGGAGAAACTAAAAATTCTCCCTTTTTTATTTGGTATTGTCACAAATTTATCGTATATTTGTTACATCATTTACCATAAAAATATATCAAAAAAAAGATTTGGAAATATCAGGTATTCTTCGTATATTTGTGTTTCCATTATATTTATATGTGTAACGGAAGTGTAGGAAAGACACTATAATCCAACCTTAAAACGTATGTTTTAAAACTTAAACTCTTAAAACTTAAAAGACATGGCTATTAATTTAGACGCAATTAAGAGCAGACTTAACAAACTGCAAAACACCCAAAGAACAACTGTAGAACTTTGGAAACCAGCACCGGGCAAACACACTATTCGTTTGGTCCCTTACAAATTCAACAAAGAGAATCCTTTCATTGAATTGTACTTTCACTACAACGTAAACAACAAAACTTATCTATCTCCGATGTCATTCGGTAGACCTGACCCAATTGTTGAGTTTGCTGACAAACTTAAAAGAATGGGTGATAAGGAAGATTGGAAAGCTGCTAAGAAAATGGAGCCGAAACTTAGAACATTCGTACCAGTATTGGTAAGAGGTGAAGAAGGTGAAGGTGTAAAATTTTGGGGCTTTGGTAAAACTGTATATCAAGAGATTCTTGGTTATATGGCAGATCCTGATTATGGTGATATTACTGACCCAAATGAAGGTAGAGATATTACTGTTGAAGTAGTATCAGCTGAAGACAGTGGTACTTCATACCCTGTAACAACAATCCGTGTTAAACCTAAAGAAACACCTTTAGCGGCATCTAAAGAAGATACGGATAAGTACTTAGCAAATCAGAAAGAAATTACTGAATTGTATTCTGAATTAACTTATGCAGAATTGAAAAATGTATTAGAAGGTTGGTTAAATCCATCGGCAACTTCTGAGGATGAAAAATCAGCATCAGCTGAAACTTTATCTTCAACGGCTAATAACGATGAAGAAGCACCATTCGATACAACTCCATCAAAACCAGCGGCAGCACCTTCTAAGAAATTAGATGATGTAGCAGCGGCATTTGATGACCTTTTCAATTAATAAAATAAGTTAATATATGGCGAAAGCAACTAAGGAAATAGACTTAGCGGAAGTACTCGCTGAGTCCCTAAACAAACAAGCAAAAGACCAAAAGGTAGCATTCTTTTTGGACAACAATGACTCCCCTACAAACGTAGAAGGTTGGGTATCAACCGGAGCATCAATGTTGGATGTGGCAATCTCTAATAGACCTTATGGAGGTTTGCCTGTTGGTAGAATTACCGAAATTACGGGATTAGAACAAAGTGGTAAATCATTAGTATCAGCTCACTTACTTGCCGAAACACAAAAGTTAGGTGGTATTGCTGTATTGATTGACACTGAAAATGCCGTAAGTAGAGAATTCTTAGAAGCCATTGGAGTAGATACAACCAAATTACTTTATGTAACAGCTGAGACTGTTGAACAATGTTTTGAATATACCGAAACTATTATCGAAAAGGTACGAGTTTCATCGAAAGATAGGTATGTAACAATTGTTGTGGATTCAGTAGCAGCAGCATCAACTGAAAAGGAGATGGAAGCTGATTATGGTAAAGATGGTTACGCTACGGATAAAGCAATTATCATTTCCAAAGCAATGCGTAAAATCACAAATCTTATTGGTAGACAGAAAATCACTTTGGTTTTCACAAACCAATTAAGACAGAAGATGAACGCAATGCCATTCTCTGACCCTTGGACAACTTCTGGTGGTAAAGCAATTGCTTTCCACGCATCGGTTCGTTTAAGATTAAAGAGTATGGGAACGATTAAGGCGAAAGAAAATGGTAACGATAGAATCGTAGGTATTAAAGTTCGTTGTCAAGTAGTAAAGAATAGGATGGGACCTCCGTTACGTTCCGCTGATTTCGATATCTTCTTTGACAGGGGAATTGATAACTATGGCGCTTGGTTAGGACTGATGAAGGATAATGGAATCGTTAAACAAAGTGGTGCATGGTATGAATATACTGATATTGATACTGGTGAAATCATTAAGTTCCAAGCGAAAGATTTTCCTTCTACATTAGAATCTAATCAAGAAGTTAAAGAACAAATCTACAAAAGAATTTGTGAAGCAACAATTTCACAATACAAAAAAGATTCACTTGATACTGATAGTTTGGTGACAGACTCGGAAGTGATAGGTGACTAATAAAGGTTACAAAACAATATGAAAGACTTATACAAAAAATTACTCAATGAAGTTGAGACAGAACATGAATCAAACGCCCAAAGGGTAAGGAATGGTAGAGTTCTTATCATAGATGGACTCAATACCTTCATCCGTAGTTGGACTACTAACCCCATTATGAATGAGGATGGTGAACATACGGGTGGAGTTATTGGTTCATTAAATTCAATCGGATACCAAATCCGTCAATTTAATCCTACTAGAGTTATTCTTACTTTTGATGGTAAGGGTGGCTCTAAGGGTAGGAAAGAATTGTTTGAAGGATATAAAGCGGATAGAGGTAAGAATCGTTTTAGAGTTAATCGTCAGTATCCTGAAATGATGACTCAAGAGGATGAACAAATTTCAATGAAAAGGCAATTTGTGTGGTTAGTAGACTTGTTAGATAGTTTACCAATTACTACAATGATATATGATGGTATCGAAGCAGATGATGTAATTGGACACATAGCTAAGCATGTGCTTGGTGAAGAAGATGAATGTTATATTGTTTCTACCGATAAAGATTTTTTACAATTAGTAGATGAAAAAACTTTTGTTTATTCACCAACTAAAAAGAAACTTTACAATAGAGAACTTGTAAAAGAAGAATGGGGAATGTACCCACAAAATCTTTTACTATTCAGAACATTGGATGGAGATAATTCGGATAATGTACCTGGTGTAAAAGGATGTGGATTAAAGACAGTTCTTAAACGATTTCCTGAATTATCGGAGGATAGAGAAATAACTTTTGATGAATTATTTCAAATATGTGAAGATAAAAAAGGAGAAGCTAAAATCTATGAAGATATACTTGCACAAAAAGATGATGTTCTAAGAAATAGACAAATCATGCAATTGCAAGAACCACATATCAATACAAATACAAAGTTGAAAATCAATGACCGTTTTGCCGAACCAAACAAAAAGTTTGATAAAATGGAATTCATCAAAGCCGCTATGAAGTATAAAATTCTTCAAAATTGGAAAGATATAAACGATTGGCTTAAATCAACTTATACAAATATAATAGTAAAATAATTTGGTGGACTCACTAAATTATCGTATATTTGTAGAACTTTAAAACATAAAATGCAGAGCGAAGATACACTTTCAAAATACGGACAATCATTTCAAACCAAAGTAGTGGCGGCACTTTTAAGTGATGACAGGATGTTGGATACATTGGGTGATGTTATTCATAAAAAATTCTTTGAAGCGGAAACAAATAAATGGATTGTAGATGAAGTGGTAGCGTATTATAACGAGTATCATAGATTACCTTCATTGGATGTATTTAAAGTGCAAGTTTCTAAAGTTGATAATCCGGTTTTACAAAAAACAATAATAGCACAATTAAAAGAAGTTTATCAAAGTATTGGAGGTTTAGACCTACAATATATTAAAGATGAATTTACCGCATTTTGTATTAATCAAAACTTAAAGAATGTAATCGTACAATCAATCGATTTACTAAAATCAGGCAACTATGATAAAATCAAAGAGTTGGTTGATAAAGCAATGAAGGTTGGTGTAGATGCTGATTTAGGTATGGATTACTTAAAGGATTTTGAAGAACGTTATGATGAAACATCTAGAGATACGGTAGCAACTGATTGGGAATGTATTAATGAATTGATGAATGGAGGCTTAGGGCCAGGTGAATTAGGAGTTGTAGTAGCACCATCCGGTGTTGGTAAAACTTGGGTTTTAGCAGCATTAGGAGCAGCGGCTGTAAAAGCTGGAAAGACGGTGGCTCACTATACATTAGAACTTTCACAAGGGTATGTTGGATTACGATATGATACTGTGTTTACACATATCGCATCATCCGATTTATCACAAAGGAGGGATGAAGTTTTGGAGAAAGTAAAACGATTAAAAGGTAAACTTAAAGTTAAATACTATCCACCTAAAGGAGCATCATCAAAAACAATTCAGGCTCACTTAGAAAAAATGATAGCAGCCGGCAACAAACCCGATTTAATTATTGTGGATTACGCTGACTTGTTATTATCTCACTCAAACAAAACCGATAGTACATACGCTGAGCAAGGTGGTGTGTATATTGATTTGAGAGGAATGAGTGGTGAGTTAGGAATACCAATTTGGACAGCATCACAAACAAATCGTTCAGCAATTGATAGTGATATTATCGAAGCCGATAAAATTGCAGATTCATATGCAAAAGTAATGAACGCCGATTTTATTATGAGTTTAAGTAGGAAAGCAAAAGATAAACTTAGTAATACGGCGAGAGTACACATTATGAAGAATCGTTTTGGACAAGATGGTATCACATTCCCAGCAAAGATGGATACTACACATGGTACAATAGAAGTTTATACCGCTACATCTGCGGATGGTGTACTCTCACAAAGAGCCAGTGCAAACGGGAATGAAATAGAAAGACAACTATTACATAAAAAATATGTTGAAACAATGCCGGTTGGTAACAAACCACAATTAGTTACAGGATTAGGTTAATAATAAAACAATAAAAAACAAAAACTATGAACAGTCAAGAACTATTCGAACAAATGAAGACTCTTTTCACTCAATTTGAAACAGAGCACAACGGAACTAAAAAAGTAAACAAATCAAGAGCTAGAAAAGCTATCGGTGATTTGAAGAAATTAATCACTGCGTACAGACAAGCATCTACCGCAGAACAAAAAGCATAATATGATAGGGGAGGTAACACTCCCCTAACTATGTGTTATAATAGACATTGATAACAACAGACAAAAAATATTACAAATAGTTGTGATTTCTGAAAGGTTTATGAGTATATATTGTATTTATATTCACCCCCAATGAAACTTACAAAACTTAAATTATAGATGAGCAAATTATTTACTGACAGAATCCCCTACAAACCATTTGAATTTCCAGACTACTACAACGAAGGTTGGTTAAAACAAATGCAAGCATTTTGGTTACATACTGAAATCCCAATGCAGGGAGATGTGAAGGATTGGAATGAAAATTTAACAAATGAGGAAAAGCATTTAGTAGGTAATATCCTTTTAGGATTTGCTCAAACCGAATGTGCTGTATCAGACTATTGGACTGGTATGGTTACAAAATGGTTTCCAAAGCATGAGATTAGACAAATGGCAATGGCATTTGGTTCGCAAGAAACAATCCATTCAGTTGCATACTCATACTTAAATGAAACATTAGGATTAGATGATTTCGCAGGCTTTATGCATGATGAGGTTATGAAAGAAAGATTTGAATTACTAACGAATACAACCGCAGATTGGACTCCGAAAGATTTGGATACCAATCATAAAGCTAGAGTTGAGGTTGCTCGTTCACTTGCTATCTTTTCAGCATTTGCGGAAGGTGTAGCATTATACTCATCATTTGCAGTTCTTTATAGTTTTCAAATGAGAAATCTATTAAAAGGAATTGGACAACAAATGAAGTGGAGTGTTAGAGATGAATCCCTACATTCTAAGATGGGTTGTCAATTATTCAGGCATATGTGTGAGGAGTTTCCTGAATTATTAGAAGAAGCAAAAGCTGATATCTACAAAGCAGCTGAAATCATTAGAGATTTAGAACATAAATTTATTGATAGAATTTTTGAACAGGGTGATTTGGAGAATCTTAAAAAGAATGACCTAAAAGAATTCATCACAAAGAGAGTTAATGAAAAATTGGGAGAGTTAGGATATAACCCTATTAAGGGTGGAGATGACTACTTTGAGTTTAACGAAAAGAAAGCATCTGAATTAGATTGGTTTTATCATCTTACAGGTGGAGTAACACATACGGATTTCTTCGCTATGAGACCTACTGATTATAGTAAGGCAGGTGAAGGTGAAAATTGGGATGATATATTTTAAAAAAAGTTTATGAAAAATTACGGAGAAGAAAATGGATGGGAAATAGATGTTGATTTTCCTTCTTGGGGAAACAATGAGATATACATAAAAACTATATCAAAGACTTATTTACAATCAGGCGAAAAGCCTAAAGATGCATATTGGAGAGTTGCTACGGCGGTTGCTAAGAGATTGGATAAACCACAATTAGCAACAAAGTTTTTTGATTATATGTGGAAGGGATGGTTATGTTTAGCAACACCTGTATTAGCAAATACTGGTACTGATAGAGGATTGCCTATATCTTGCTTCGGTATTGATGTGGGTGATAGTATATATGAGATTGGTTCTAAGAATTTAGAATTGATGTTATTAGCAAAGCATGGTGGTGGTGTTGGTATTGGTATTAATATGATTAGACCGGCTGGTACTAAAATTACCGGCAATGGTACATCGGATGGTGTAGTTCCATTTTGTAAAATCTATGATTCAACTATCCTTGCTACAAATCAGGGGTCAGTTCGTAGAGGAGCAGCATCGGTGAACATTAAAATTGAACACAAAGACTTTGAAGATTTCTTAGAAATTAGAGAACCAAAGGGAGATGTAAATCGCCAATCACTTAACTTGCATCAATGTGTTGTAATTAGTGATAGATTTATGAAAAAGTTGGAAGAAGGTGAGCCTGATGCACGTAGAAAGTGGGGTAAGTTATTACAAAAAAGGAAAGCAACCGGTGAACCATATATTATGTATAAAGGAAATGTAAACAAAGCAAATCCTGAAATGTATAAAAAGAATGGTTTGAAAGTGCATATGACCAATATATGTTCTGAAATCGTATTACATACCGATGAACAACATTCATTTGTTTGTTGTCTAAGTTCATTAAACTTAGCAAAATACGATGAGTGGAAAGATACCGATTTAGTTTATACATCTACTATTTTCTTAGATGGTGTATTAGAAGAATTTATTCAGAGAGCTAAAAACTTAAAAGGATTTGAAAATTCAGTTCGTTCAGCAGAAAGAGGTAGAGCATTAGGTTTAGGTGTATTAGGATGGCACACTTACTTACAACAAAAAGGATTACCATTTGAAGGATTGCAGGCTCAATTTGAAACTCGTAAGATTTTCTCTCAATTAAAGATTGAATCCGAAAGAGCAAGTAGATGGTTAGCAACCGAATATGGCGAACCATTATGGTGTAAAGAAAGTGGTATGAGAAATACACACTTAAGAGCAGTAGCACCTACTGTATCAAATTCTAAATTAAGTGGAAATGTAAGTAGTGGTATTGAGCCTTGGGCGGCTAACGTATTTACCGAACAAACATCAAAAGGAACTTTCATCAGAAAGAATCCTGAATTAAAAAAGGTGTTAAAGAAAATTGGATTTGATACAAAAGAAACTTGGGATAAGATTTTAGCAGATGGTGGTTCTGTAATGGGACTAGATTTCTTAGATGAGTGGTGTTATGTAGATGGAAAGATTGTAGAGTGTAAAGAAGTAGAAGGTGAGGCAAAACATAAGTGTACATCAGTTAAAGATGTATTCAAAACATTCAAAGAAATCAATCAATTAGATTTAGTAAGACAAGCAGGTGTTAGACAACAATATATAGACCAAGCGGTTTCATTGAATTTAGCATTTCCAGCAATAGCTGACCCTAAGTGGATTAATCAGGTACATTTGGAAGCTTGGAAGCAAGGAGTTAAAACATTATATTATATGAGAACTGAATCAGTATTGAGAGGAGATATAGCTCAACAAGCTATGAATCCTGACTGTGTAAGTTGTGAAGCATAAACAATTAAAAACAAAAAAGATGTTAGAAGTAAAGAAATTTTCAGCAGTATGGTGTGGGCCGTGTAGAGCATTAGCTCCTGTTATGAATGAAATAAAAGGACAGTTTTCAAATGTTAAATTTACTGATTATGATGTGGATACGGCATATGAAGCGGCAGAGGAATATGGAGTTCGTTCAGTACCAACGGTAGTAATAGTAAAAGATGGAGTGGAAATAAATAGATTTACTGGAATGTCTTCTAAGATGGCATATGTAAATGCTATTAATGAGGGGTTAAAATAAATTTGGTAATATCCAAAAAGTTTCGTAAATTTGTTATATGTGTGGAATAATAGGCGGCAATTGGTTTACTTCTAAGAAGCAAACTCATACCCATTTACAAAAAATAATTCATAGAGGTAGAAATGCTTCCGCAGTTGAAAAGATTGATAATCTTTATGTGGGGCATAATCGTCTATCTATTCAGGACCTTTCTGATACTGCAAACCAACCAATGTGGAATGGTGACAAAACCATTTGCTTAATTTATAATGGTGAGTTATGGGATAGTACCTATACAAAGGAATTAAAAGAAAAAATTACAATACCTTTTCGGACAAAATCTGATACTGAAATTATCCTCAATGGATATGAACAATTTGGTGTAGATGTTTTTAAAGAGTTAGATGGGATGTTTTCATTTGCAATAGTTGACACTAAAATAAACAAATTACTTATTGTTAAGGATTACGTTGGTGAACTACCTTTGTGGTATGCAATTGACAACGATGGTAAATTAGCATTTTGTTCAGAAAAGAAAGGATTACCTATTTCAGAACTCTATGAAAAGCAAGTAAAAGCAATTTATCCTGGCACTTACTTAGAATATAATTACAAAACATTAGAACATAAAACTATAACTTATTATAAACTTCCAAACGAAATAATAAATGATGATAGAGAAACTATCGTTAATAATATTAGAAAAATGTTGGAAGAAGCGGTTAAAGTAAAAATGGTATCTGACGTTCCAATCTGCACCATTTTAAGCGGGGGTATTGATTCGGTGATAACAACTTACATACTTTCAAAGATAAACCCTAATATTGAAGCATTTGTGGTTTCAATGGGAGATGGGGATACTAAGAATGATGATATAAAATATGCCAGAATTGCTGCAAAAGAATTTGGTGTAAAACTACATGAAATTATTTTAACTGAAAAAGATGTTGAAGATGCTGTTGATGAAACACTCTATGTAATTGAGCAAGCGAGATGGCAAAATGTTGGTAGTGCAATTGCTCAAATAGCTTTATCTAAAAAAATAAATGAGTTAGGATTCAAAGTTGTATTTAGTGGAGACCTATCGGATGAGATTTGGGGAAGTTATGGTCATATTCAAGCGTTTCATTGGAGACCGGAAGATTATGATAAAGCAAGAAGAAAATTAGTAGAGGATGTTCATAAAACAAACTTCTTAACTACCAACCAATCCATTATGTGGGGTGGTACTGTTGAAGTTCGTACACCATATAGTTGGAGACCATTCGTAGAATACACATTAAATATACCACCATTATATCAGAAAGAAGGTGGACATATGAAACCATTATTAAGAGCTGCATTTAAAGGAGAAATTTCCGATGAACTATTATATAGACCTAAAGTTTACTTTGCAAAAGGATGTAGAACCGGTGATATGATGCAAGCGAAAAAAGAGACTTTGAAATCTCAATTAAAATCCTTATATTTGTATAAAGACCAAATAAATCAAAATAAATTCTTTGAATATGCTTAACTTTGTAAAAGCTGAAAAAGGTACAACTGAAATGGTAGAAGCGATAAATCAAGCATCTTCTATTATAGATTTGTATCCAGAAATATTTCCTCACCTTCATAAGCAGGGTTTTAAGTTGGAAAAATATATTGAAAAAGGTGGAATGATACTGCAAGATGGTGTTGTTATTACTTTTGGTAGATATAAATCACATGGTAAAATGAGCAGAAACGCAACTACATATAAAAAGAAAGGAGATTTTATTCTTCATCAAATTGCAACTAATCATTCTAAATCAAATGCAAGTAAAGAAGTTTTAGATGAATTTATAGAATATTGTAAATCACAACACGCGGAAAACCTATTCTTAACCGTTAGGGCATTCAATTATAGAGCAGTATTATTTTATGAAAGATACGGATTTGTAAAAGATAGTGATATAAACTGGACTAGTAAAAAAGATGGTATTATTAATGGTATTGTTTTTAGGTTAAGACTAGTTGCTAACAAAAATATTGAAAACATATGTATTTAGATTATTTTGATAAATTCAAAGGAATGACTCCATATCTTCGCATTGAAGCGAATGAATGGACTCATATAAAAGCAACATTTGACATCAATGATGTAAAAGAATCGTTGGCAGATGTGGCTATGACTTACGAACTTCCGTATGCGGAAATAAGTGAAGATGAAGCTAGAAAAGAATATTTGGCATTAAAGGGTATTCGTTGGAATAACTTATTTACCGAAGGTGAATGGTTTCCGAGAAAAGCATCTGAATTTAGATATTCATTAGATTTTCAGGGTAAACCACAATACATTCGTAGGTTAAATACCGGTAATGATGCATCAAATCATTTCCAACAATCAAATCGTTGGAGTGTTGATGGTACCGTTTCACCTGGACCAAAAAGAACTTGGGCTAGTAAAGAATTTATGACAACCTTAATGGGTGGATTATATACTCTTAAATTTGATGAAGTAAATAGAAATTCTTTAAGAGTTTGTTTGAGTTTAAGAAAATATATTTGTTCTCAATTTAAGCCAAATGCTGCAAAAGTATTGTACGATTTCTATGAATGTAAAAATGTATTAGATATATCAGCGGGATGGGGTGATAGATTATGTGGATTTTTTGCATCCGAACATGGTGAACACTATGTAGGTATAGACCCTAGAGTAGAAAACCATCCAATATACGAAAAACAAGCTGAATTTTATACAAAACATAATTCATTTTT